ACCGCCAACGAGGTGCTCAAGGCCCAGACCGCCAAGGTCCGGCTCGCCCGCCTCAAGGGGGAGCTGGTGGACCGGGCGAAGGCGCTCGCCCATGTGTTCAAGCTGGCGCGGGCCGAGCGCGACGCCTGGCTCAATTGGCCCGCCCGGGTCTCGAGCCAGATGGCGGCGGAGCTGGGCGTGGACGCCCATGCCCTGCACGTGATGCTCGAGCGCGAGGTGCGCCGGCATCTCGAGGAACTCGGGGATCCCGCCCCCAGGGTGGACTGACATGCGCCGTGTTCGATTATGAAGGCGCTGATGCCATCGAACGCGCCTGGCGCGAGGGACTGACGCCCGACCCTTTGCTCACCGTCTCCGAGTGGGCTGACCGCTACCGGATGCTGTCCAGCAAGTCGGCCTCGGAGCCGGGCCGCTGGTCCACCCGGCGCACGCCGTATCTCAAGGAGATCATGGACTGCCTCTCGCCGTCCTCGCCTGCCGAGCGGGTGGTGTTCATGAAGGGCGCGCAGGTGGGCGGTACCGAGTGCGGCAACAACTGGATCGGCTACTGCATCCATCTGGCCCCGGGGCCGATGATGGCCGTCTCGCCCACCGTGGAGATGGCCAAGCGCAACTCCAAGCAGCGCATCGATCCGCTGATCGAGGAGTCGCCGGCGCTCTCCGAACGCATCGCGCCGTCCCGATCCCGTGACGCCGGCAACACGGTGCTGGCCAAGGAGTTCCGCGGCGGCGTGCTGGTGATGACCGGCGCCAACAGCGCGGTGGGGCTGCGCTCGATGCCGGTGCGCTACCTCTTTCTCGACGAGGTGGACGGCTATCCCGCCGACGTCGAGGGCGAAGGCGACGCCATCCGCCTGGCAGAGGCGCGCACGCGTACCTTCGCCCGGCGCAAGATCTTCATCGTCTCCACCCCCACCGTGGCGGGGGCGAGCCCCATCGAGCGAGAGTTCGAGGCCTCCGACCAGCGCCGGTACTTCGTGCCCTGTCCGCACTGCGGCCACAGGCAATGGCTGCGCTTCGAGCAGCTGCGCTGGCGATGGGGCGAGCCGCAGACGGTTCGCTACGTCTGCGAGGCCTGCGAGGAGGCCATCGCCGAGTCGCACAAGACCTGGATGCTCGAGCACGGCGAGTGGCGGGCAACCAAGCCTGAGAACGCGGGCAAGACCGTGGGCTTTCACCTGTCCTCGCTCTACAGCCCCCTGGGCTGGCGCTCCTGGGCCGACATCGCCGCGGCCTGGGAGGCGGCGCAGGGCTCGGCCACCCGGCTCAAGGCGTTCAAGAACACCGAACTGGGCGAAGTCTGGGTGGAGGAAGGCGAGGCGCCCGACTGGGAGCGCCTGCTGGAGCGGCGCGAGGCCTATCCGCTGGGCACCGTTCCCGCCGGCGGCCTGCTGCTGGTGGGCGGCGCCGACGTGCAGAAGGATCGCATCGAAGCCTCGGTCTGGGCCTTCGGCCGCGGCAAGGAGTCCTGGCTCGTCGAGCACCGGGTGCTCATGGGCGACACCGCCCGCGACGCGGTCTGGAAGCGACTGGCCGAGATGCTCGCCGAGACCTGGACCCACGAGAGCGGCGCCCGCCTGCCGCTGACCCGGTTCGCCATCGACACCGGCTTCGCCACCCAGGAGACCTACGCCTTCGTGCGCCGCATGAAGGACGCCCGCCTCATGGCGGTCAAGGGCGTGGCCCGCGGCGCGGCGCTGGTCGGCACCCCGACGGCGGTGGACGTCACCCTGGGCGGCCGCAAGCTGCGCCGGGGCGTCAAGGTGTTCGCGGTCGCAGGCGGTATCGCCAAGCTCGAGTTCTACAACAACCTGCGCAAGAGCGTGGAGGTGCTCGACGACGGCGAGATCCGCTATCCGGAGGGATACGTCCATCTGCCCAAGGTGGACGCCGAGTTCGTCAAGCAGCTCTGCGCCGAACAGCTGATCACCCGGCGCAACCGCAACGGCTACCCGGTGCGCGAGTGGCAGAAGATCCGCGAGCGCAACGAGGCGCTCGACTGCTACGTCTACGCCCGCGCCGCGGCATCCGCCGCTGGTCTCGACCGTTTCGAGGAACGCCACTGGCGCGAGCTGGAACGCCAGCTGACGCCGGAACCATCTCCCGATCCTGAATTGAAAAAGAGCCGGCGGCAGCGCGGGCGAACCGTCATCAAGAGTTCCTGGATGAGTTGAGCATGAGTGTCATCGAAGGCATCTACCACAACCCGGACACCGGCACGGACGAGCGGCGCTCGCTCGCCTGCGACGCGAACGGCCGCCTGCTGATCGCGCCCGCTCAGGCGGCGACGTGGAGCGCAGGCCCGATGATTCCCCGCGCCACCTTCACCACGCCGACGGTGGATCTGGGCGAGACGCACGCCTACACGCTGCTGATCGCGCGAAAGAGTGGCGTCGCCTCGCGACTCGAGGCGATGGAGATTCAGACCTCCGTGGACGGCACGCGCTGGCTGCCGGCCGCTGGCATCTTTCGGAATCAGAATGTGGCCTGGTATCGGCCGCCCCAGGGCAGCGACTACTTCACCGTCCAGGGACGTCCCATCGGCCGCTTTGCGCGGATCGTCTACCGAAATGGCCAGACCGATCAGGCCGACCTGGTGCTGGAACTGGCCGCGCTGGCGGGCGCCTGAGATGGCCTGGACCCAGGCCGACCGCGAGGCCCTGGAGCGCGCCCTGGCCCGGGGCGAGCGGCGCGTGACCTTCGGCGACAAAACGGTGGAGTACCGCTCGGTGGAGGAGCTGCGCGCGGCGCTGCGCGAGATCGACGCCCAGCTGGCCCGAGATCAGGGGCGGACCCCGGTCCGCCAGATCCGCGTCACCACGGACAAGGGCTTCTGAGATGGGCTGGTTTCAGCGCATCCGCAGCCGACTCAAGAGCCCGCCCGTGCACGAGGCGGCGGGCCGCGGGCGACGCAGTGTCGTCTGGACGCCCGGCAATCCGGGCGCGGTGGCCGCCATGCTCGCAACGAACAGTGAGCTGCGCGCCAAGTCCCGCGACCTGGTGCGCCGCAACGCCTGGGCCTCCGCCGCCGTCGAGGCCTTCGTGGCCAACGCCGTCGGCACCGGCATCAAGCCGCAGAGCCTGGTCGATGATGCCGAGCTGCGCAAGGCGATCCAGTCCTTGTGGTGGACCTGGGTTGAGGAGGCGGACAGCGCGGGGCTCACCGACTTCTACGGCCTGCAGGCGCTCGCCTGCCGGGCCATGCTGGAAGGCGGCGAATGCCTCGTGCGGCTGCGCCCGCGCCGTCCCGAGGACGGCCTGTCGGTGCCGCTCCAGCTGCAACTGCTGGAACCCGAGCATCTGCCTCTTGAGCTGAACACGGAGGCGCCCAACGGCAACCGGATCCGCGCCGGCATCGAGTTCGATCGGCTGGGCCGGCGCGTCGCCTACCACCTCTATCGCGTCCACCCGGAGGACGGTGCGTTGAGTCCCGCCGGCAGCGCCGACATGGAAACCGTGCGGGTGCCGGCCTCCGAGATCATCCATCTGTTCCGACCCCTGCGGCCGGGACAGATCCGGGGCGAGCCCTGGCTCTCGAGGGCGCTGGTCAAGCTCAACGAGCTCGACCAGTACGACGACGCCGAACTGGTGCGCAAGAAGACCGCCGCCATGTTCGCCGGTTTCATCACCCGCCAGAGCCCGGAGGACAACCTCATGGGAGAAGGCGAGGCGGATGCATCCGGCGTGGCGCTGGCCGGACTCGAACCCGGGACTCTGCAGATCCTGGAGCCAGGCGAAGACGTCAAGTTCTCCGATCCGGCCGACGTGGGCGGTTCTTATTCTGAGTTCCTGCGCACCCAGTTCCGCGCGGTGGCCGCCGCCATCGGCGTCACCTACGAGCAGCTGACCGGGGACCTCACCGGCGTGAACTACTCCAGCATCCGCGCGGGGCTGCTGGAGTTCCGGCGCCGCTGCGAGGCGATCCAGCACGGCGTGATCGTGCACCAGTTCTGCCGCCCGGTCTGGCGCGCCTGGATGGAACAGGCGGCGCTGGATGGCGCGCTGCCGTTGCCCGACTTCGCCCGCCGCCGGCGGGAGTATCTCAACTGCAAGTGGATCCCGCAGGGCTGGCAGTGGGTGGATCCCGAGAAGGAGTTCAAGGCGCTGCTCACCGCCATCCGTGCCGGGCTCATGAGCCGCTCCGAGGCGATTTCCGCCTTCGGCTACGACGCCGAGGACGTGGATCGCGAGATCGCCGCGGACAACCGGCGCGCCGACGAGCTGGGACTGGTGTTCGACTCCGATCCCCGGCAACAGACGGCGGCGACGCAAACCGCCAAGGGATGACCGTCAGCGTTTGAGATCGCGATAGAAGTTCTCGTGCGGCCCCATGGCCTCGAGCCAGATCAGGCGCACTTCGTCTTCCCGGGTGTAGCCCAGCAAATAGAGCTGGCCCTGGCTGCGGAATTTGTAGACCCAGAGCCGGGCGAGATCGCCCTTTTTCTTCTCGCCGATGTCGGGATCCTCGGCGATCGCGGCGACCGCCGCATCCACATCCGCGGCGATGTTGTCATGCAGTTTCTTGTAGGCCCGGGCAAAGCGGCGCGTTTGCCGCACCTCCCAGGTCATTTGGATTTGCGAGTACGCGGCACGAAGGGTTCGGCCTGCTCGCGCGGCTCGTTCATTGCCATCAGGCTCTCGGCGATGAAGCTGGCCGGCAGGTCCGGGTTGTCCAGGGCGGCCCGGCCCACCTTGGCCCAGAACTCGATCTGGCCTTGGACCGTGCGGAATTCGGCCTTGGCGGCGGCGCGGGCCTCTTCCACCAGGGTGTCGTCGATGCGGACGGAAACGCTCATATCAATACCCTCGATTCATTTACCACAATTGTAGTAAACCCCGGAGATTTTGCAACCATGCGCCTGCCCCATCTCGCGGCCCGCATCATCGGGACGCCGCTGCTGATCGCTCCAGAGAAGCTGGAAATCATCCTGGCCGTCCTGGGGGAGCGTATCGGCTGGCCGGAGCGCGGACTGAAGCCCCAGCCTTTCGAACCCGGTCCCAGACGGCCATCGTCCCTGCAGCAAGGCGACATCGCCGTGATCCCGATCCACGGGACCCTGGTGCGCCGTGCGCTGGGTCTGGAAGCGGCCTCGGGACTTGCCAGCTACCAGGAGATCGGGGCTCAGATCGATCGGGCGGTGGCGGATCCGGCGGTGGCCGGCATTGTGCTGGAGATCGACAGCCCGGGCGGCGAGGCCGGCGGCGTGTTCGAACTGGCCGAGCGCATCCGCGCCGCCACGCATGACAAGCCCGTCTGGGCCGTGGCCAACGACCAGGCCTTCTCCGCCGCCTACGCGCTGGCAGCGGCGGCCGACGAGGTATTCGTCACCCGCACCGGCGGCGTCGGCTCCATCGGCGTCATCGCCATGCACGCCGACCAGTCGCGAAAGGACGAGCAGGACGGCTACCGCTTCACCGCCATCTACGCAGGAAGCCACAAGAACGACTTCAGCCCCCATGCGCCGCTCTCGGATGACGCCCGCGCCGCGCTGCAGGCCGAGGTGGATCGCCTCTACGGCATCTTCACCGAGTCGGTGGCCACACATCGCGGGCTCACCGTCGAGGCGGTGCGGGATACCCAAGCGCGGCTCTACTTCGGTGGCGATGCCGTGGCCGCAGGGCTCGCCGACCGGATCGGCACCCTGGCGGATGCCGTCGCAGCCATGCGCGCGGAACTCGATCCCCCGATTCACACGAACTTACCCCAACCCCAGGAGGCACTGACCATGGAGCACCATGACCCTGATCCCGCTGCTTGCGAGCCTGTGGCAGCGGATCCGACCGAACCGGAAGAAACGCGGATCGCCGCGGCGGTAGAGGCCGCCCGTGCTGATGCCCGGGCCATCGCCGATCTCTGCCTGCTCGCCGGCTGCCCGGAAAAGACGGCGGGTTTTCTCGCGCAAGGCATGACCCAGGAGGCGGTGCGCGAGGCCCTGCTCGAGTACCGCGCCCAGGCTCCCGAGATCGCCAGCCACATCGACCCGCAGCGGATGACGCCGACTGCGAGTCTCGATGACAACCCCGTCGTAGCCGCCGCCCGCCAGCGCGCGGCCAAGGAGGTGTGAGATGCCCGTGATCACCGAAGGCATGAACCTCGGGGATCTGCTCAAGTACGAGGCCCCCAATCTCTATTCCCGCGACCAGGTCACCGTCCTGGCGGGCCAGAATCTCGCCCTGGGCGCGGTGGTAGGCATCGTCGCCGCCACCGGCAAGGTGAAGGCGCTGGATCCGGCGGCCACCGACGGCAGCCAGACCGCTGCCGGCGTGTTGCTGGAGCCGGTGGATGCCACCGCCGGCGACCGTGACGACGGCATCCTGCTCGCCCGCCACGCCATCGTCGCCGATCACGCCCTCGTGTGGCCCGCCGGGATCACCAACGCCGAGAAGGCCGCCGCCATCGCGGAGCTGAAGGCCATCGGCATCCTCGTTCGCAAAGGAGTCTGACCATGGCCATGAACAATCCGTTTGAGTCGCCGGCCTTCTCGATGACGGCGCTGACCGCCGCCATCAACCTGCTGCCCAACAACTACGGCCGGCTGGAACAAATGGGCCTGATGCCCGAGAAGCCGGTGCGCTTCCGCTCCATCGCGGTGGAGGAGAAGAACGGCGTGCTGACCCTGCTGCCGACGCTCCCGGTCGGCGCCCCGGGCACCGTGGGCAAGCGCGGCAAGCGGGCCCTTCGCACCTTCACCATCCCGCACATCCCCCACGACGACGTGGTGCTGCCCGAGGAAGTCCAGGGCGTGCGCGCCTTCGGCTCCGAGTCCGAGGTGCAGACCCTCGCCCAGGTGATGGCCGAGCATTTGCAGACCATGCGCAACAAGCACGCCATCACCCTGGAGCATCTGCGCATGGGAGCGCTCAAGGGCGTGATCCTGGACGCCGACGGCTCCACGCTCTACGACCTGTACCAGGAGTTCGGCATCACCCCGAAGGTGGTCAACTTCAACCTTGGCAACGCCAACACCGACGTCAAGAAGAAGTGCCTCGCCATCAAGCGCCATCTCGAGGACAACCTCAAGGGCGAGCGCATGACCGGCATCCACTGCCTGGTCTCCGAGGAGTTCTTCGACGCGCTCACTTCGCATCCCAAGGTGGAAAAGGCCTACGAGCGCTGGCAGGACGGCGCGGCATTGCGCTCCGACATGCGCGCAGGCTTCACCTTCGCCGGCATCACCTTCGAGGAGTACCGCGGCCAGGCGGTGGACGCCGACGGCAATACCCGCCGCTTCATCGCCGCGGGTGAAGGACACTGTTTCCCGCTCGGCACGGTGGACACCTTCGCCACCTATTTCGCGCCGGCAGACTTCAACGAGACCGCCAACACCCTCGGCCGGCCGCTGTACGCCAAGCAGGAACCCCGCAAGTTCGACCGGGGCACCGACCTGCACACCCAGAGCAATCCGCTGCCCATGTGCCACCGCCCTGGAGTATTGGTCAAAGTGGTGGCGTAAGTCGCAGACCATGGATCTCGAATCGCTATATGACGCCGCAAGTGCCGCCGGCCTGCTCACCGAGGTGATCGTCGGCGGCGTGACCGTCATGGCCGAGTTCCGGGCACCGGACGAGCCCGTGCTCGACGGGCTCGCGCTCTCCACCGAGTACGCCATCCGATACCCGGCATCGCGCCTGCCGGCTCTCGCCGCCGGCGACACGGTGCAGATTGCTGGCCGCGCCTACCAGGTGCGCGAGGTCCACGCCCTCGGCGACGGCACCGAACGCCGGGCCACGCTGACCCGTCTCTGACACCCGACATGCCCAATTCCATCCGCGAGCAGATCCTGCAAGCGGCGGTGAGCCGTATTGCCGCGAATCTCGCGCCCCTGGGCGCCGAGGTGCACCGCTCGCCCACCGTGGCGCTGATCCGCGAGCAGGCGCCCGCGGTGGTCGTCTTCCCCGAGAGCGACGAGGTGATCGACCGGCCCAACGACCGGGTCGAGCGGGAGCTGGTGATCCGGGTGGTGGCGCTGGCCCGCGCGGTAACGCCGGCAGCGCCGGAGACCGAGGCCGACGCGCTGCTGGTCGCGGCCCACGCAGCGCTCATGGAAGACCCGGGCCTGAACGGGCTCGCACTGGCCGTGCTCGAGCTCGACTGCGAATGGGAGGTGGAGGACGCAGATAGCGTTGTGGCCGCCATCCCCGCCCGCTACGCGATCCGCTACCGCACCCGTGCCCATGACCTCACCCAGAGAGGATGAAACCCATGAAGATCGAACTGTTGAAACCCCACACCCATGCGGGCAAGCGCTATCCGCCCGGGGAGCGCCTCGACCTCGACGAGGCTTCCGCCAAATGGCTGATCGACCTCAAGGTCGCCAAGGCGGCAACCCCCGAGCCCATCAAGCAACCTTCGCGTAAAGGAGACTGACCATGGCCTATTTTTCCGGACAGGGGCGCGTCTACATCGGCGCCCGTGACGCCGCCGGCAACCCGCAGGGGCTGAGCTACGTGGGCAACGTGCCCGAACTGAAGGTGTCGCTGTCGGTGGAGACCCTGGAGCACCAGGAGTCCACCAGCGGCCAGCGGCTCACCGACCTGCAGCTGATCAAGACCAAGAAGGGCGAGTTCTCCTGCACTCTGGAGGAGCTGGTGCCGGTCAATCTGGAGCTGGCCCTCTACGGCACCACCACCCAGGTCGCCGCTGGCACGGTCACCGGCGAGGCGCTGCCCAACCCGGTCACCCCGGGCAGTCTCTATCTGCTGGCGCAGCAGAACGTCTCCTCGGTGGTGGTGCGGGACTCGTCTGCCACGCCCCAGACGCTGCCGCCCACCCAGTACACGGTGAACAGCAAGCACGGCTCGATCGTGATCAACGATGCCACCACCGGCGGTCCCTACACCGAGCCCTTCACGGTGGATTACGCCTACGGCACTGCCCAGAGCACCGCCATGTTCACCCAGCCGTTGCCCGAGCGCTGGGTGCGCTTCGAAGGGCTCAACACCGCCGACGGCAACCGCGAGGTGGTGATCGACCTCTACCGGGTCGCCATCAACCCGGCGAACGAACTGTCGGTGATCACCGACGAGCTGCTCAAATTCGAGCTGTCCGGGCAGGTGCTCGCGGACACCCTGAAACCCGCCGCCGGCGATCTCGGCCAGTTCGGCCGCATCGTGCTCCTGTGAGGGGTCTCATGGACGAGTTGAACATCCTCGCCCCGGAGCCGGTTATGGTGGAGATCGCCGGCAGCCGGATCGAAATCACCCCGCTGCGCGTAGGCGAGTTCCCGGCCATGCTCCGGGCCATCCGGCCTTTCGCCGAGCAGCTGGCGGGCGAGCCGGACTGGCTCGCGCTGCTGGCCGAGCACGGCGAGGCGCTGCTCGACGCCCTGGCCCTGGCCTGCCGCCGCCCGCGCGAGTGGGTGGACGGCCTAGACCTGGACGACGCCTTGCAACTGGCCGCCGCGGTCTTCGAGGTGAACGCCGATTTTTTCGTGGCCCGGGTGGTACCCAACGTCACTCAGCTGTCGGAGAAGATCAGCCAACGGCTGGATGGATCGAGTGCATCCACCGGCTCGTCCGCGCCGGCCACCGCTACCCCGACGTCCTGAACTACACGCTGGCCCAGATGAACGCCTTTCTCGAGGCGGAAGCCCGGATCGAGCGCGAGCGGCTGGCCGCGTTGCTTACGGTGGTCAGCCATGGCGCCCAAGGCGACAAGGCCGCCATCGAGCGGCTGCACCGGGAACTGCACCGTGAGGATTAGCCTGACCGCCGAGGGCCTGCTCGACCGGCGCCGCTTCAATGCCTGGCGTTCACAGACCGAGCAGGCCATGCGCCAGGCTACCGTCCGGGCCATGCGCACCGTGGGCCGGGAGATGGCAGAGGATGTGCGCCGCGACATGCGCCGTACCTTCAACGTGCGCAAGGCAGCCTTCCTCAAGT